CTATATGTAGTGTACAAGTGCCTTTTGGATTTGTTATGGGAATTTTTAACTACTTGAGTTCTTTCATGCATGCGGCAACACAATTGTATTTTTCTTATTTAATACAAAGCATTCCTGAAATAGAAGCAGTTTTTTTGGCGATAGCACACAGTGATGACTCTGGTGCGAGAATTGATACAAAGGATGCGAAAATTGCCCAAGCTGTTTTTTACGTTTATGAGATTTACCAGAAATTGTTTAATCACATATTATCACCTAAAAAAACAGTTTTCTCTAGAATTTATTTTGAAATCACTAGCATATTGTATATCTGTAATGACGTATTGCCTGCATCTCAAAAAAGGTTATGGGCTATTAAATATAATCCTACTGCAGTTGGATGGTACAATGATGCGATAGAATCAGTGACAATACAGATAGACTGTTTGAACAACGGATGTACAGATCAAACTGCCTATTTAGCTTCCTTGATATATAATAAAATAATTGAAGACACTTATTCTTCAGTGTTAAAACTCTTTGGTGACAGAAGTTATTTACCAACACAACTTTTTGGGAGCTTCAACAGTTTACCTATGTATACTGCAATTAATGGATCAAATGCTGATATAATGCAGGTTTCAAAACATACTACACAAGAGCAAAAACATTTTATAAACACAATGAGTTTTGTTTTTACTAATATAGGTCAATATGATAGAGGGAGCTTGATGTATTCTGCTCCAAAAATGGTACAAGCCAAAATGAGAGAGAACCTTAAAGATTTTTTAGATAAAGTAGAAAATAAGTTAGGCGGAGTCAAATTTTGTGAGCTGAATGGGAGAATCAAGGAAAGAGTTAAAAAAGAATTTTTAAGTCTGATTGAAGAGAATGAAAACATTGAAGATGTTGCAAACAATATGGGAATATATTTACCTGTTTATTCTGCAGAAACAGTATTGTCTGCAATAGAACAGCATGTCTTTATGACTAATAATGATGACAAGTTGCTGAGGAATTCTTGGACTCTGAAGAACTGTAAATTCAACCATTCCTTAACTGAATTATACTGGTTGGCAAACAAACTTCAAGACCCCTCATTCTATTCAAGCCTGTCACATGATTCAGAAATGAAAAAGTTTAAAAGAACATTTTCAGGCTTGTCTGCTCCTGTTTGGAAATCATCTGTAGGGATATTGCTTCCTGTAAAGGTTCTTATAACTATAGCCATCAATTTAGCTGTTTATGAAAATTCTAGAGTTTTTGATAAACCAACAACACTGTTGTTCAATGAGGATGCTATCAAAGATTTTGATTTGTTGGACAAAATTAGAGTAAGAAATCCAAACTCATTTACCAAGTTAATGAAACAACACGAAACATTATATTTTGACATGTATAGGCTTGATGAAATAGTTAACTCAATACCAGATCTGTCTTTGAAAGGGATAAGAGAGAACCATGTTTTAAAACCTGTTAAAGCAGATATGCAAAAAATAATGACCTCTATGAAATTCAATTCTAGGGCTGAGTATCTTGCTGCTATGGTTATAGAGCCGGAATTCAAACCTTTGATAGTGGCCATGACAAGAGGTAAGATCATTGATGATTATAGACATTTTAAAAATTTCTTAGGTGACAATGAATACACAGAATTTGAGATATACCAAGCTGCTCAAATATTGTGCACAAAAGAGTCACTTATAACTTACCGATATGCGAGATCACCTACATCTAAAGTAATAAAGAATGACACCCAATATTTAGAAATGTGTTCTAGGAATCTAATTTGTGGTATGGTATTTTATGAATTGGCAAAAAAGGTGCCTTTAAGGTTAAGCTTAAGGCCTGAAAATTCTTTGATGGCTAACGAAATGTTGTCATATTATACAGCATTGCTCAAAAGTGGCATAAACATTGCAACCCCAGTTTATGAACCTAGTTTCAAATTACTCAAAAGTGGCTCTTATGAAAGGTTAGATCCTGTGATGAAACCTTTTTCGGAAATGATGGAAAATATTATAAATGAAAAAGGTAATCCTTTTGTAGAAGATATTATAAAACTGGAGGCTAAGGCAGCAATGGGTGAAAATCAATTGTCTTACAAACATTATGAAAATTCAGCATTATATTATTTTACGAATGCACAATATAAAAAAGAAGGTTTTTGGTTAGGTAGTGGAACTATGCAAGTGAAATATAGAAACATAGGATTCAACGTAGTGATGAAAAACAACTTTGTAACTGAAATTTATTGTAATGTCCCAAAGACAGAGACTATCGGAGCTGCTTTTGATCTGAATATGGCCATATTTTATTTAACAATGACTTTACAAGAATGTAGTCTTAAATCTAATTTGCATGCAACATACACTGATAGCGAATCAGAAAGATTGTCAATAGGATTTTCACCTAAATATAAAATGTTAGTCTGTGATAAGGCTAAAAGGCTGACTAAAATAAGTATACCATTCAAGGTAAGAGAAGATTTCGATTTAGTCATAGATGCTGTAAGGCCTTTGTTAACTAGGAAAGAACTTGGTGTCTGGATCGGGGCTGATCCTATACCGGAAGTTAGAACACTGCCAGGGAGAGATATAGACCCAAACTTGATACATGCTATATTTTCAAATGAGCCTGATGTTGATAAATTTATAAAAATGGCCATAGGAGTAGCAAAAGTGGCCGTGCCTAAAGACTTTAATAAAAAAATTCAGTCTTCAAGATTGTACAAACTAATTTTTGAAAATAGTGAAAGAAAGACAATAACACCATTAGGTGAAGTGTTCAAACGTGTCAACAATGATATAGACACTTTAGAGGAAATAGACTGGCTTTTTATGGATCTACTTATTAACAACAAAAACAATAAAAATGACATAGATTTTAGAGAATATCTACCAGAATCAATGGCAAATATTTTTGCAAACACACCAGAGAGTGTAGCAATTTTCTACAAAGAAAATTGGAGAAAGTTATCAGAATTATATTTAACAGATTATGAAAAAGAAGATATCAAACTAAATTTTTTGGCAGCTTATGAAGCTTTCAATAAAACTGGATCTTTGGAGGAAATGAGAGGAGTTCTCGAACAAAAAGGTTATATATCTGGTATTACATCATTACAACAGGTAAATGACAAAACTCTAAGTCTTCTTAAATATTTAACTTCAGGGCTGGCTAATAATGAAGTTCTGAGAGATTTAGCATTTTCACTAAAATGGGTCATAAGCAGAATGATACCATTTTTATTTAAAGATGAAAATTTTAAATTAGATTTTGTTCCAGAAGATTCTTCAACTGATGTGGTCTCTGATCATTTTATAGAGTCTATGTTTAATAGCGGTGATAAAACTATGATACAAAAATTCTTTGATAAAGTTTTCAAAAGTTCACATATATTGCTGTTGAATCAGTTTTTATTAGAAGAAAGAGGGATTATAGGATTTCTCAAACCTCTAACTAACTTAGAACCTGCGCACAACAGAGAATTCTTAAACTTATTGAATTTCTTACCTAGCATTGGTTCTCAATTTATGTTGGACACTTTAGTTAAAGCTAAAATTATCGCTGACAAATCCAAGACCGGGTTTTCATGGAATTATGTTCTTCCTATAGGCAATAGCGATTACAGAGTTTCTGCATCCACAAAAGGTTTGCATACTCCTGAAGGTGAAATAGATATTTGGAAGAGGGATGATAGGGGTTTACTATCGACACGATTTATCCGTAGAATGAGAGATGAACAAGTGATAGCATCTGACACATTGTCAGGGGTACTAGAGAAATTCTATGAAGAGCACAAAAGAATGCAGATTAAACCCAAATTTTTACACGTGACTATAAACTGTGAAGGCGATACACCTACTGACACTTTGCAAGAACATTATTCAAACTGTGTTGTTTTCCATTATAGCATTCCCAAAAAAGAAAATAAAGTAGGAAGATTTTTCAATACTAAACATTCTTTCGAACTTTTATCTAGAAAAGATGTTAAACTATTTTCTGAGGCTGCAATGGGTAAAACTATTCCCAATATATATTGTACAGTATATACAAATGATTTTGAGAGCCTCAGGATAATAAGCAAAGCTCTACAATTGAAAGATTTTAGGATAAAAAACGATTACAAACCATTAGTCCCCAAAACTCTCAACAACATTGAAGATGTAGAATTACAAGCCAACAACAAATACTTAAATAAATTCAGCTTAAAAGAAAGCCCTGAAGATGCCTTAATTGTCGAGAGTTTAGTAGATCTTGGAATTCCAGTTGGTGAATTAAACAATTGGACGTTCAAAGTTGTTAAAAAGAAAGAGATGTATGAAAGGCAAGGAAAGAAAAAAGAGTATACTAAAGAAGAAAAAGAAACTTTCTTAAAAAAATCAATTAATGATGTTTTAACTAGTTTCAATATCAATATTGAAGATAAAGCTATAAATTCTCTAGATGTAAAAAGGGTAATGAAAGAAGCTTTAAGCCATGTTCCAAGAGAGAACCAATTACAAGCTTTCACATTTGGGTACAAAATTATGGGTAAGAATAGAAGAATCAATGAATATTACAAAATATTAAAAGATAAATTTCTTAGAGCAGAACTTTCTCAATTCATGCCTAATGAGTATATAGATAAATGGGTTGCAGGTTTATTATGTATAGGTAAAGAGATTCCTAAACTCATGTACAACAGTATAAATAATTTGATGAAATTAGCCAAAAACAATAATGATAAAAACATAATGGCACATATCCACTGCATTGGATTAGTTTTGGACAACATGAACTTCGTAGGAGTGACAGATTTAACAGCACAAGAATTCATGGCTGAAAAAATAAATGAACTTCATGAAATGATGGGTGAGACAGGAGTTTCTGACAACAGTATATACCCCACTCCATTCGGTGATGATCCCGATTACCAAGTTTATGTAGACATGTAATAGAGACAATGGGCTTAGTCTTCCTGCATTGCAGTTTATTTTTATTTTTTTATTTTATGTATTTTTTTGTCCATATTTTTATATTTAAATCTGTTTTTATGTATTTTTTTGTTTATTGTGAGAGAAGAACATGAATGTAAACCAAGAAAATAAAAGCCCAGAAGTAAACAAGATAAAAAATGTTCCCATCATGGTGTCTTACACCTAGTATCTTGATACTTTGATTGTTATGTAAGTCATCATAGATAGGGCTATAAGAACACCAACACACTGCAAAGTCATAACAACAACAAAAGCATATAAGTGTCCAAAGTTTACATTGAAAAGATTTGCCATATCTCTGTCTGGATTCTCTAATTTGAATGATTCCTTCCTATTCCTGCTCAAGTCTTGTATCAAA